CAAATTCCTAACGGATGATGATAGAAAAGCATTAGAGGATTTAAAATATACTGATGAATACACCTACAATGTATATTGCTTAGGGCAATGGGGTATTTTAGGTAAAACAGTATTTGATGCTAGAAAGATACAAGAAAGATTAAGCAACCTACCTAAAGCAATAAAGGTAGGTTATTTTGCGTATGATTATGATGGATTAAAGATAAGTAATATTAAGTGGGTAAATGATAAGAATGGTTATATAAACCTATATCAAGTACCTAACGTACCTAAGATGACTAAGTATTGCATTGGTGGAGATACAGCAGGTGAAGGAAGCGACTACTTTACAGCTCATGTATTAGATGCAAGAACAGGCGAACAAGTAGCAACACTTAAACAACAATTTGATCCTGATGAATATGTAAAACAAATGTATTGCTTAGGAACGTATTATGGTAATGCTTTAATAGGTATAGAAGCTAACTTTGATAGTTTTCCTATTATGGAACTACAAAGACTAGGTTATTACAACCAATATGTAAGGGAAGCACAAGATACATATACAGGTAAGACAGAAAAGAGATTTGGATTCAAGACTACTTCTTTAACAAGACCAACAATAATAAGTAGGCTTATAGAGATAGTAAGGGAAGAAACAAACTCTATTAATGATAAAGATACACTAGAGGAATTATTAACTATTATACGTAATGAAAAAGGTAGAATAGAAGCTCCAGAAGGTGGACATGATGACCAAATGATGGGACTAGCAATAGCTCATCATATAAGAGAACAAGTAGCATTTGATATTGAAGAAATAAGAGTAAATCCTCAATATCATTTTAATTTAGAAAAACAAAACGAAACACAATATGACTATGGAGAAGATATTGTAGTTATATAAGGAGGGTAATATGAAAAAATCAGTATTAAGAGAATATCTTAAAAATAGAGAAACAAAACCTATAGAAGAAGTAAAAGAGGTTATTGAAGTTAAACCTAAAAAGAAAGCTAAAAAAGGTGATAAGTAAATGGAAACAATATTACTAATTGCTGTAGTTGGCTTTATTTGTGCTTCATGCTTCATTCTAGGGGCGAAAGTAGGGCAAAAGGTAGTAAGAGGTGAAGAAATAGAAACACCTAAAATTAGTGCCTTAAATCCTCTTAAAATGTATGAAGAACATAGAGAAAAAGAAGAAGCAAAAAGAGAAAAAGAAAAATTAGAAACAATATTAGAAAATATAGAAAAATATGATGGTACTGGAAAAGGTCAAGAAGATGTACCTATGTAGGAGGTGAATTATGGATACACAAGAGATTAAAGAAACTCCAATATGGACTTTATATGAAAAAGGTAGAAACTATCATAGATTAACAGGAATATATGTAGATACAGATCGTAACTATCGTATGTATAACGGTAATCAATGGGGTGAAGCTAAACTAGGCGATGTAGAGCCAGTACAAAAGAATTTTATTAAACCTATTGTTAAATATAAAGTAGGAGTAGTACACGACAATTTATATGCAATAAATTATTCTAGTCAAAACTTTGAAAATAAAGAATTTAGACAAGAAGCAGAAAAAATATGCGATATGCTTAATAAGAAAGCAGCTCGTATATGGGAAAAAGATAAATTAGATTTTAAAGGTAGAAGAATTACTAAAGATGCAGCTATTAACGATGAAGGTATTATATATGTTAATTACGATATAGATAATCAAACACCATTAAATGAAATTATAAAGAAAAACGATGTTTATTATGGAAATGAAAATGATGATGATATACAAGCTCAACCATACATATTAATTCGTAAACGTATGCCTGTATCAAATGCTATTGAAATGGCTTTAAATGAAGGATTAAGCAAAGAAAAAACAGCATTTATTATAGGTGATAATGATACCTTTGAAGAATCAGGAGAATCAGCTAAACAAGAATTAGATAACATGGTAACAGTTATTACTAAAATGTATAAGAAAAATGGTACAGTACGTTTCAGTATAGCTACAAGATGGATAACAATTAAAGAAGATAAAAATAGTGGTTTAACATACTATCCGATATCTCATTTTAATTGGGAAGAAAAAGAAGGTAGTGCTAGAGGTGAAGGTGAAGTAAGATTTTTAACACCTAACCAATTAGAAGTTAATAAGACTGAAATGAGAAGAATAATAACAGTTAAATACCAAGCATACCCACAAAAAATTATAAATGAAGATAAAATATCTAATCCAAGTGCAACTAATCAAGTTGGTGGAATAATTAAAGTAAAAGGTGGAATGAGTGTAGATGATGTATCTAAAGTAATTAGCACATTACCACCGGCTCAAATGAGTCCAGATGTTAAACAATTACAAGAAGATTTAATTCAAGTAACAAGAGATTTAGCAGGAGCTGGAGATATAGCTACAGGTCAAGTAAACCCAGAAGATGCAAGTGGTAGAGCAATTTTAGCTGTACAACAAGCTTCAATGAGTCCAATGACAGAACAAAAGGAATCATATAAGAATTTCATAGAAGATTTAGCTAAGATATGGCTAGATATGATTGTTGTATATAGTCAAGATGGTATAAAGCTAGAAGAAGAAGTAACAGATCCTACAACAGGCGAAGTAACTATTCAACTAGTAGACGTACCACAAACAGCATTACAAGAGCTACAAGCAACAGTTAAGGTAGATATAACACCTAAAGGAGCTTTTGATAAGTTCGCACAAGAATCAAGTATTGAAAATATGTTTGCTCAAGGTATGTTTAATGTACAAAGACTACCAGAGTTAAAGACTTATGTAAAATTACTAGATGATGATTCAGTAATGCCTAAAGTTAAATTAGAAGAAGCTATTGAACTTATAGAACAAGAACAAGAAAAGATAGCTATGATGAACGCACAAGCTCAAATGATGCAACAAAAAGCACAACAATTCCTAATGGAAGATCCAGAAGCACAAGCTAGTCAAGTGTTAGAAGCAGAACAACAAATACCTACAGAAGAAGCACCTGTAGAAGGTGAAGAAGAAGTTGTAGAAGATAACCCAGATGATAATTAAGCACTTATATAGTGCTTTTTTATATGTCCAAGCCTTATGACATTAAAAGATGTGGAATAGTGAAGCAAAACACTTTAAAAAATATGGAAGGAGATAGTTATGAATAATAACGAAGAACTTGTAACAGATGTTACTGAAAATGTAGAAGAAACTACAGAACAAACAGAGAGTGTAACTACAGAAGAAGTTGTAGAAGCACCAAAAACTTATACTGAGGAAGAGTTAAATGCTAGAGTAGATGAATTACTAGCTAAAAAGATTGCTCGTAAAGAAGCTAAATTAAGAAGAGAATATGAAAGTAAATATTCTGATTATAAAGAAGCTGAATCAGTATTAAATGCAGGTTTAGGAACTTCTAGTATTAAGGAAGCTACTGAGAACTTGATGGAATTTTACAAGAAAAAAGGTGTAGAGATTCCAAAATACACACCTTCATACAATGATTATGATATGAAGGCTGGAGCTGAATTAGAAGCTAATGAGATTATTGAATCAGGATTTGATGAAGTGGTTGAAGAAGTGGATCGTTTAGCAGATAAAGGTGTAGATAATATGACACCTAGAGAAAAGCTAATCTTTAGTAAACTTGCTGATTATAGAAAAGCAGAAGGCAATAGACAAGAATTAGCTAAGATTGGTGTAAAAGCTGATGTAATCAATAGTAATGAATTTAAAGAGTTCGCTAAAGACTTTAAATCAGATGTGCCAATCACAAAAATTTATGAAAAATATGCAAAATTACAACCAAAGCCAGAGGTTGAAGTAATGGGAAGTATGAAAAATGCTACTAGTGATGACAATGGTGTAAAAGATTTCTATTCTTATGATGAAGCTATGAAATTTACTAAGAAAGAGTTAGATAAGAATCCAGCTTTATTTAAGGCAATAGAACAATCAATGTCTAAATGGTAGTTATTCGTAATTCCTAAAATTGAAAAAAAGGAAGGAATGATAATTTATGGCAGTAAAACATTTTATCCAAACTATTTGGAGTAAAAAAATTCAAGATGACCTTGAAGAAAAGTGTAAATTAGTAAAAGATTGCACAAGAACTTATGAAGGAGATTGTAAATATGCTAATACAGTTAGAATCTTAGCTGTAGGAGATCCAACAGTAGATGGATATATCGGACAAGATATTGACATCGAAGAAATGACTGATTCTAGTCAAGATTTAGTTATTG